CGTGATTCCGAACCATTCAAAAGTCCACAAGGCCGTGCCAATCACAATGACGTGGGCAGAATTACATGCCGCTTCCGCCCACAGTAAATCGTTGTAAACTGGGCACGCTCTCGTCGAACGAGAGATGCGTCGCTCGGCGTCAAAGTAAATAGCGTCTCTCGACACCGACAGATCCCAGCCGCTGGCATCGCTGGTGTGGAACTCATCATAACCCACAAAATTCGTGTTGCAGGGTGCGTGAGGATACTTGATGGAAAGATCGTTCAGCATCTCTCCGATCCTCTTGATTCCCTGGTCATGATGACCCAAGCCCACTGCTTGGCTGTTCAACTGCCCGGAAGCGTAGGCGTGAATATCAGCTTTGTTTTGATGCCGGTGCATCACGTCCTGACAGACCGAATCGATCATGCTGATAACCCAGATCAATCTCCACCTCTCGTCTTTAACTTTCTTCTCATCGTGAGCTTCGGTTTTGGTGAAGATCTCTGTGGGATCCTTAAGGCCAAGGCGGATCATATCCTCCGCCTTCAACCAATGAATGTTCTCACCTTCAGCGATGCGAAGCGCTAAACGCACCATCACGCAATACGCCAAAACACTCCTGTCGTGCGCGGTCCTAGACCACACACCTTTCGTGCCTGCTCTGACGCGCGCGGACCAACCAGCAGATTTTGCTGGGTCCATGTTGTCCAAATAATGGTCAATGGAATCTTGAATGGACGAACGCGTGGCCGGGTCACATGGAGGGTATTCCTTGCAAAATCGGTTGACGTTGGTCGTGAAATTGATATCCTCTCTGAGCTTGTCCCAATTGCCTGGTTTCTGGCGAGCGCATTGTCCTATGAAGGACGCTTTTACTGCTTCAGGTCCAGATGGTGGAAGGGCATACCCAGAGACTTTCTTCGCGAGAGAGCCTGGTTCCTCGAAGCCCTCAATCCAAAGATCTTTCAACGCATCGGCGAACTCCGGCGAAACGCATTTCATATCTCTGCGACGACCTTTCGCGGCTTCACACGTTCCGATGCGGTAAGCATGCGCGGCTCCATTTGCGTTATACGCTATGTTTGATGCGCGCTGCTTCTTG